GTTTGATTCAAGCTCCTCCTGCTGTTAAAGCTGTTTATCTCAAATTGAGTGGAAATGCTCTTCGAGATTTGAAGCCTAGTAGGTTGGAAATTGAAGATTTTAAAGATTTCATGGAAGATTTGACAACCAATGCCTCTGCGCTGGTTGAAGAAGAATCAAATGTGCAACAACTTGTTGATTCGAGATGTCCAAATGAAGCCAATGGTCGGCCTTGCAGAAATGTAGGTTGTGATCGACATGGTGGAAAGACAGTTGTTCTTGATGAAGCAAGTATTAGTGATGAAGGGATCATCGGACCTTTGATGATTCCCATTAATCACTATGTTGTACATAAGATTCAATTTAGGGCTGACAATGGTGATTGGGTTGAGCGTGGCGGTACTTGTTTTAGTGGACCTCTTGGTCTCTATACCGCAAAGCATGTTTTAATTAACATTGCTACAAATGAATTACACGCACCCTTGGATCGAATTCGTATTGTGAGATATCTTCCAAGTGTTCAAGACTGTTCTGTTGTTTTGACACCTGAGTATCATAAGATCGATCCTTTGACTATTGTCTTTCCTAGACAAGAGCAGATGGCACCTGGACAGAGTGTTGATTTCTTACGATTCCGTTGCGTTGATAAAGACTTTATGAAGTTTTGCGCAAATAACCGAGTTCATTTCGGTGATTTGGATGATGAAGAAACCAAAGAGATTAGAGTTTTGCGTTTTGATGCTGGCTCCTCCACTCCGTCTGAGGTGTATGGTCAGATTGAGGAAATCAATTGGAGTTCTGGTGAGGTTGCTTATTCTAAAGCAAATACTATGCCTGGTGATTCTGGTGCTCCCATATTCAATGAACGTGGTAGATGCATAGGTATTCACAAAGGTAAAGGTAAAGATGCACCTCGCAATTATTTCCTGTTGTTTTATCCGAAGAAGCTTGTAGCTTGGTTCTGTCAATCAGAGTCAAAAAACTTGTAATCCCTGAGTATGATACATTTGAAACAGCTTTTGATGGCGTTTTTTGGATAAAGCGCATCACTGCTGGTATACTTGGGGAGCACAATGTTCCTACAAATCAAGAATTGTTGGCTTTAACGGGTGATGCTGGGTATGCTCCTCCAATGGGGTATTATCCTAGCGTTTTTTCTCGCAAAATGTTGATGAATGACTTTCAGAAGAACTTGAATATCTATCCTTGGTTTCCTGATGAAGAAGCCTTGGATCGTGCTACGGATGCGATGGAACTTATATTGTCTCCTCATTTTCATGGAGCGGTCCGGACATTTGATGATGCTTTAGCTAATATCACAAAGAGTACATCACCTGGTTATCCCTGGAATAAAGGGTATAAAACCAAGGGAATGATGATTTCTGTGGTTGATGAGGTCGTGTTTTTAAAGTCGTGCATATTTCAGATATTGCAGACTGGTAAACTCGACGTTGTTTGGATGTGTAAGGGTGTTTCTTACCATCTGACTCATGTCTATTGGCAATCTTCTCCGAAAGGAGAAATTCGGCCTATTGACAAGCTCTTGCATCCTGATCCTGAGAAGCGTAAAACGCGTACATTCATGTGTGGTGATATCATTAGTTGGTTCATCGGTTTTATGTTGTATGGCGATCAAAATGACGCTTTTTTGGAGATGTCTCGGACATCTGATTGGTCTGCTGTCGGAATGTCACCTTTTTATGGCGGTTGGGATCGTATGGCGAAATTTTTGATTGGGCCTGATGGAGAGGAATGTGAGATGCATTGTCTTGATGCGTCTCACATGGAAACTTTCCGTGATAATATTC